AAGGTCGTGCAGCCCGTCGGTCGGGTTATAGACCACCCGCAGGTGAATCACTGTAATGGCCACATACCGTGCCACTCAACAGATGGCTGCTGCCGCACGTCGTGGTCTGGACATGAGGTCACGACAAACACCCAGTCGACAAGGTGGCACAGCAGTGGGCTTGGCACGTGCAAGACAGTTTGCTGGTCGTGATCCTGTGAGTCTAGACACAGTGCGCAGGACCTACAGTTTTCTCAGCAGGGCACGGACCTATTATGATCCTGGCACTGAATCACCAGGCACACAGGCCTATCTACTGTGGGGTGGTCCCGCAGGATTGGTCTGGGCTAGAAACATATTAAGACAACTAGGAGAGATAGAATGACAAGACCATTACCCACAAGAGGTTCCAGGACTGAAAAGAACCGCAAGCGTCCACCACCACGACCAAGGAGCCTGTCATGAAGAAAAAGAAGCCAGGACCAGGTCCAAAACCACGCTATTAACACAGCGTCTATAAATAAAGCATTACTCTAAAGGGAGGCGAGAGAAACGATGAACTCATTACAAACATCGGCAACACCAGAGGCAACTGATGCCGCAGCAACCGCTGACAATCAGGCAACTGCAAGCAAGACCTACAGTCAACAGGAAGTAGATGACATGATGGCCCGTATGAAGGGCAGTCTGCAAAAAAAGTTATTGAAACCCTATGAAGACCTGGGCGATCCAGAAGAACTGCGCACACTGCGTTCCGAGGCTGAAAAGCGTCAACAAGAACAGCAGATCAAGCGTGGCGAATTTGAGAAAACTCTGCAAGAACTTGCTGCCAAGAAGGATTTTGAAATCCAAAAGAGAGATGCACTGATCAAAGAATACAAAGTCAACACTCCGGTGTTGAATGCAGCAGCAAAATACCGTGCGGTCAATCCTGACCAAGTGAGAACATTGTTGCAGCCACAGTTGAGATTGAACGGTGACGGCGAAGTAGAAGTTGTTGACAGTCGTGGTGCTGTGCGTTATAACGACGCAGGTGCACCAATTGGCGTTGATGACATAGTGCGGGAGTTCCTAGATTCGAATCCGCATTTTGTTGGTGCAACACCTGCCACAACAAATTCTAGTAGCATGGTGCGTAGTGGTGGCAGTAATGGCCCACTTGACTTCTCTAAAATGGACATGAAGAATCCTGAAGTCCGTAAACTTTACGCGGAAGCCCGCAAGGCCGGTCGCGTTTGATATCTAACTAACAAGGAATTATTCCATGGCATTTCCAACAGACAATAATACCAGCATCAACAGTGAACTGTTTGCACCGCTGGTAACACAGGCACAATTTGCTGCCTACGAAAACTCAATTGCTCGTCAATTGGTCACTGTGTTCGACGCACCACTTAACACTGGTAAGGTCCTACAAGTTCCCGTGTGGGCTTCAGTCACCGCACAAAACATCACTGATGAAGCAGCAGCAACTATCATTGCTACCAACACCACATCAGCCACCATCACACTCAGCGAACACGTGGTCTACAACCAGATCACTGACATGTTGCGTGATAGTGCCTACATGAATGTCATGAGCCAATTGGGTGACCAAGCAGGCCGTGCCATTGCTGAAAGCATTGACTCACAAGTGTTTGACTTGTTCACCAGTTTCACACAAAGCATTGGTTCAACAGGTGCTGAAATCACAGTTGACTCAATCCTGCAAGCCGCTGCCACTCTGCGCAGCAACAAACTGACAGGTCCTTTCTTTGCTGTGTTGCATCCAAAAGTTTGCTACAACCTCAAGAAACAACTCACATTCTCTAGCCAGACCAACGTGCCTGCACTGAGCAATCTGGGCAACAGTGTGCTGTCAGACTTCTACATCACCACAGTTGGTGGCGTGAGCATTTTTGAATCAGGCTTGTTGGACATCGACACTGACTCAGACTCTATTGGTGCTGTGTTTGCTTCCAGTGCCCTGGGTCACGCCATGCGTGGTAGTATCTCTATGGAAGTCACACGTCAATCACAGAATCGCGCAAGCGATATGACCTTGACTGCTGTTGCCGGCGCTGCTATTTTGCAAGCCAGCCATGGTGTGAAGATCATCGGCGACGCCGCACTGTAATCGGGGGTCAAGATGGCTTTCATTGAATACGGATCAGAAGTCTTGAGTTTTGCCACATCGGCAGATGTAGAGGCTTTGGATGCACGTTTGTTCGAACAAAATGAAGGCCTTTCTGAGGACTATGTTGATGATGCACTAATTCGTAGCACACAACGTATATTGAGCCAGTTAAGAGCCACAGATTGGTGGCAGAGTTATTATCTACAAATGAATACATCGGGCAATGCCATCAACAATGTTGCTGACATTCCCCCGTTGAATGCTTCAAGGATTCTTGATCGTCGAGCAGACTTTACAGAACTCTGTTGCTACTATGCATTGTATGATTATATTCTGCCTTACATTGCCAACTTTGGTGACGAAGACACTGCTGAACGCAAGAAGATGGGTTACTACCAACAGAAATATATGGCTCTGTTTGGTGAACTTATCACTGCTGGCGATTGGTATGACTTCGATGGTGCTGGCACAGTGACCGCGGCTGAAAAAATGCCCGGCATTTACAATCTACGGAGAGTGCGATGAGAACAGAAATTCTTGCTTATTTGAATGCAAACAAAGTTGCTGGTTTCAATACCAGTGCTGAACTGCCTTGGGACAGTAATGGCACGCCTTTGTATGTTAAGAATTACAAGAATATCTATGTGGATCAAGACCAAGTCAGTCAGGAACCTCTCATTGACGTGTTGAACGGCACAGGAGTGGTCACACAAACCACCACTGTCAGTGCCTATGTCACCACAGATGCAAAACAAGTTCCCTCAAACCTTGCTGCTCTGATAGCAATGATTTCCGCAGCCCGGCTGACCACAGGTATCTCAGGGGTAACCCAGAGAACCACACAGGTCACTACCACGCTAGAGAATGATGCACAGATCACACAGTTTGAATTCAGTTTCTCACAACTGATAGTAAATTAAAAGAAAAGGATAAAGCAAATGGCTTATATTAATCCAAGTCCAGGCGTTAGCGGCAAGCAGGTCACATTAACACTTTTTGTGGACGGCGTTGTCGCAGACACTGGCATGAGTCTCCCCGCACTACAAGACGTCACAGTAAACAACTCAAACGATGTGTTTACCTGGACACAATTGGACAGCGGCAGTAAGAAAAACGTGGCCACAACTGCAACAAACAGTTTGGACATGAACATTGTGTTGGACGAATTAACGTTCTTCGGCAATGCAGCAGCAACCGCAAACACTGCGGCCAAGTTGGGCGTGTTCAACTTGAGCAAAAACAAATCCTATTGTGATTTCAGTTTGTTCATTGGTGACGGCGTCACAATCTCTGGCCTGGGATATGTAACAGGTTTGGCTCCCACAGTGAGTGCAGACGCACCTGTGTGGGTCACACCTATCACTATCACAGTTGACGGCGACTACACTGTGACCAGTTCTTAATCAGAATTGCACAACAAAACAGGGGCTCACAAGGCCCCTTTTTTGTATCACCATAAATATCAGGAGAGATCAATGGATGTGATAGATTCAAAGACCACAAACCAACTGTTGTTGAGTTTGTTGGCAGAAACGGCCAAGGCCACAAACGAACTACGTTGTGCGCAAGCAGACGTGACCAAAGCACAAAGCAGATTGCAATTTTCTGTAGCAGTGTTAAATCAACTGATTGAAAGAACAAAGGATTAAAAGATGAAATTATCAACACTAGCAGCAGCACCACAACTGGTGCAACTAACATTAGACGACGAAGACACTGTGAAAGAATACGGTGAGCCCCTAGAGTTCTACACCTGGGATCGTCAACCACTGGATGTGTTCATGCGCATGGCAGTGGCACAACAACAAGACAGCGGACAGATGCTGGACCTTGTGAGAACCTTGATCCTGGATGAACAAGGTAAACCTGTAATAACTGACACTGCCATGGTGCCTGCTGGCATCCTGGTCAAGGCCATTGGCAGGATCACAGATTTTTTGGGAAAGTAATAGGCGGCCGCCCTCAATGGCTCCGCGCTGACACCATGATGTTACTGACCCTGGATCACCTTGCACAACGATATCATCTCATGCCCAGTCAAGTGCTGGCACAAGGCACCACCCTGGACCTGAGATGTATGGAAATTGGCAGTGCCTGGGCTCGTGAACAAGATCCCAATCAGCGTAAATTAATCCAAGCAGAGCGACGTGAAGACCTCACACAGGAACAAATGCAACAACGCATTGATCAGGTGCGAGCCAATCCGCCCACCTCTGTGAGGCATCGATCAAATGGAGCCAGAAAATGATATCTACCACAATTCGTGTGACCAACACAACCCAGCAGGATCTTAAGAAATTCAAGAAAAGTTTCAACGCATATCCTGATCAAGCCTTGGACAAGTTCAGAATGCTCACGCCCAAGCGGTCAGGCAATGCACGAAGACGCACTGTGTTGGCAGGTGATCAGATTGAAGCCAATTATCCCTACGCACAACGCTTGGAAGACAATTGGAGTCCACAAACTCGTGGTCAAGGTATCCTGCGTCCATTTGAACGCTGGGCACGTCGCAGAATTGCGCAAATTATGAGAGGTCTATAATGGCTTATGATGCAACAGTAAATGTCCGGGTCAACGGTGCGGCAGCACTGACCAAACTTGAAAACAGTCTCAACGGATTGACCAAACGCTTTGCCAGTCTGCAAGGTGTGGTGGTTGGAGCAGGTCTCACAGCCCTGGCAGCACAGGCCATAAACCTTGCCGACAGCATGGTGGATCTAAGCAATGCCACTGGTATTGGTGTAGCAGCCATAGAAGAACTGCGTGGTGCTGTGGTGGCCAACGGTGGTCGCATGGAAGATGCCAGCAAGGCAGTCAGCAAGTTTGCACTGACCATTGACGAAGCCGCACAAGGCAGCATGAAAACTCAACAGGAGTTTGCACGTCTGGGTGTGAGTCTGGATGATCTCAGAAAACTTAGTGAAGAAGACCTACTGACCAAAACTATTCAAGGTCTAGGAGAGATCACCAGCGACAGTGAACGTGCTGCCCTGGGCATGAGTTTGTTTGGCAAAAGTTTCCGCACTGTGGACACAAGTGCAGATGGTCTGGCCAAAAGTCTGAAAGCGGCTGCTGGGTCAGGTGAAGTGTATGCTCGTAGCATTTTTGAAGCCAGTGAACTGCAAGACAAACTGGACAGAAGTCTTGGCAATCTGCAGATGGCGGTGCTCAAGGCCTTTGGTCCTGCCATTGAACTCATGACCAAGTTCTTGAATGCTACCACAGCCAGTGAAAACGGCACACGTGGCCTGGTGATTGCATTGCAAATCTTGGGCGCACTCCTGGTGGGTGGTGCAGTTGCTTATGGCTTGACGCTGTTGGTCAGAAGCCTAGGAACAATAGGTCGAGGATTTGCAGCATTGATGACGGTGATCAGACCAGCAGTGGTCGCTGTCAAAGCCGTTGGTGCGGCAGCCACTACCGCAGCGGTAGCCACAGAGAAACTGGGCTTGGCCGCTAGGTTGGCAGGTGCCGCAGGTCTATTTGCTGCTAATTCACCGTTCTTGAGAATCTTGAGATCAGGAGCCATTCTGATTGGTGTGTTGACATCTGGTGTGTTTGCTGCCATGACAATGTTTGATGGCTTTGGCGCTGTGGCGCAGAATGTGCTGGCACGACTGACAGAAAGCCTTAGCGAATTAGTTGCTGACATTCTAAACCTAGGCGGCTTGCTGACCATTGCTGGTGTAGGACTAGGCACACCTTTTGAGATCCTGGCTGAAAAAACACGTGAAGCAAGATTGGAAAGTGAACGCCTGGCCATGGCACAGAAAAAGGTTGCTGCTGCTGGCCGCAATGTTGAATCTGGCCAATCAGGTAGGAAAGTAGACACCACAGCATACGATAAATTATTGGCCAGCATACGTGCTACCACAGAAGAATTTAGACGCCAGAACAAAACCAAAATTGCCAATCTAGACACCGACACCCGATTGATTGGCGCCACGGCTGAACAGCGACAACTCACTGAAGCACTCACAGCAGCCACAGAAGACTATCAGCGTGTGATTGCTGGATTGAGACAACAAAAACAAAACCTTTCAAAAGAAGAACGTGACAGTGGTGCTGAAGCCGCCATCAACAAACAAATTGATGCTGCAAGAATCCTGTTCAATGTGCAAAAGACCAGTCTAGAAAACAGTGTGGCCTTGAATGTCAAAGCACAAAGTGCGGAACAAGCACGATTGTTTGGTATAGCACGGATCACAGATCTACAACGAGAACTCAATGGTCTCACACAGCAAACAGCCAGCGTGTTCTTGCCTGAAGTGGCCCGGGCCTATTTGGAAATTGAAGCAGCAGCCCTGGCCAGTGCTGAAGCAGAAATTGCTGCTGAACAGGCTCGCAGAGGTGCCACTCTTAGTGCAGAAGAAATACAAAGTTATTATGCAGCCGCACGTGAAGGCATTGATCGGGTCAAAGCCAGCACACGTGAACTGATTGAAGAACAACGCAAATTTGAATTTGTGCAGTTTCAGAAGCGAGAAGAGATTCGTCTCACAGATGAACTCATGCGCTTGCAAGATGAAATGGCCAAAACTGGCATGAGTGACATAGAACAAAAATACTATGACATTGCAGCCGCTGCCAGAGACAGTGCCCGGGAAGCCATTCGTGCTGAAGAAGCACGTAGAGGCGAGAATTTGCCAATTGAAGAACAGAAAAAATATTATGATGAGGCCATCAAAGGCAGTGGCCGACTCACACGTCAACTGGAAGAAAACAACAAGAAAGCCAGATCATTTGCCACAGGATGGAAAAGAGCATTCAATGAATATTATGATGCAGCAACCAACGCTTCAAGCCGTGCTGAGAGCCTGTTTAGAAATGCCACACAAGGCATGGAAGATGCCATTGTAAATTTTGCCAAGACTGGCAAATTTGAGTTCAAGAGTTTTGTTGCCAGCATCCTGGAAGACCTACTGCGATCACAAATCAAAGATGTCATTGCACAGACGTTTGGTGGTATTGGCGGTATGAAAACAGGCGGCGGCGGCGGTGGCGGCGGTGGTGGCAATTTCTTAGGTGATCTCATTGGCAGCATTGGCAGTATATTCAGTGGTGGATCAAGCAACAACAGCAGAAGCAGTCCCAGCACTAGTGGTAGCAGCAGTGGTGGTGGTATACTCAGCGGCATTACCAAAGCCGTAGGTAGCATATTTGGTGGCGGCAGCAGCAGTGGCGGTGGTGGCATCTTAGAAACAATTGGTGGCGGTATCAAGAGCCTGTTCTCTGGATTCTTTGCCAATGGTGGCATGATACCACAAGGCCGATTTGGCATTGCCGGCGAAGCAGGTCCAGAACTGATTGGTGGACCTGCTAGTGTAACACCCATGGGCACCAATGTCACATACAACATCAATGCAGTGGACGCTGCCAGTTTCAAGGCAATGATAGCACGTGATCCAAGTTTCTTGTTTGCAGTCAGCGAGCAAGGTCGTAGATCACTACCTGGAGGAAGATAATGACAACAGCATTTCAATATGTGTTTGACAACGCAGAATCAATCAGCATTGACACCAAACGCATTGTGGGCAGCACACTCACACGTGATCAAACTTTGAGAACAACCAGTCGTGGTGGTCAGACCTGGCGCTTTGATGTCAAACTGCCGGATGGCATACCTTGGAATCAAGCAAGACAATACATTGCAAAAATTGAAGCCCTGGACCGAACCACTGTGGGCACAGTGCAAATCAACAATGCTGGATACAATGATTGGTTGATACCTTATCAAGGCACAGCAGCCAACAGTGCTGCCATTGCTGCCAGCTGGGTGAATGGTGCCATGAGCATCACACTCACCAGCGGTCAAGCAGGATCAGGATTCAATTTCCGTGCAGGTGATATCATACAATTGGCCACAGGTCGTGTTTACAGGGTCACTGCTGATGTGGCCAGTGGCACCAACACTGTGCCTGTGCATAGACCAGTGCTGGATACCACAGGCTCTGGCACACTCAAGGTTGGTCCGGCAGTGACCTGGAGTGTGCTGTGCTATGAATTGCCAACCTGGACTATATTTGCAAGAGATCAAGTCAGCTGGTCAGGCAGTTTTATTTTTTATGAGAACATGGTATGAGTTTAGATTTAAGCACTTATCCCAGTATAGCCACTGCACTGTTTGTGAAAATTGAGAGTGGCTACACCTCTCTAGGTGATTTGACCTTTAGCAGTTACTATCGTCCGCTGACCATTGCGGGTGTGAGTTATACCGGACTGGGCAGTTTGATGACAGTGGGAGATACCACCAGCGAACTCCG